TTATAAGTAGAATATTCATTAAACTCTACTCTTGTATACCTATCACCATTATCACCAGCACTATACAAATACATTACCAAACCATCAGCATTAATATCAAATGATTCTGATTTAGATTTAGCCGTTTTCCCCATTAGTTATTCTCCAAATTTTGTTTCTTAAATTTTACAGTAATCTTGTCAATATTATCTCTTAGTTTCAATAGATCATCCATAGTCAAGAACTTGATCCTTTTAATAGTTTGGAATTTCACATGATCTTTTGTTCGTTCAAAATCTATTTGATAAGTTTTCCCCTCATCAAGAGTATAAATGGTAGGTTCGATCATTTTGTGGGTTCCTGTCCACTATTGATATTGATTATTCTCATTTCTTGCCCATTACATCCCTATTTACCATAATTAAAGAATTGATTATTAGAAACAAGAGGCTTAACACTCCTAAGACGAGAATGAATAATGGTCAAATTTCTTGCTTCTGGAGTGATTTTCTCATGGAGATAGTCACCAACTACTCTTTTAAGGAGAGCGATTTCTTTATCAGTTAACAAAACTGTCCTATACATAAATCTTCATTTTTCCCGTTAAATATTAAGAAAAATACCAATACCACACTGAGCCAGTATACCATAGAACCATAGGGCTGTCAATACCCTTTATCGGCCAGTTTCCTATTCGGCCTTTAATCATTTTCCACCACGGGCAAAAGCAATAAGTAAAAATCGCTCACTTTTTGTGAGAAATACAATCTATTAGATATTATTCTGATGCTTTCGCTGTATTGTACGATGGACTTGATGTATATTCCTGGGAGTTTTGGTATGAATCATATAGTTTTGGAATATAATGATGAGCAAAAACCATAGAAACTATTGTTACAACAGCAACTACCATGAGACTTTTGATAAAAGGAACATGAAATTCTTCATTTTTCATTTTTCGGCCCTAACTATAAAAAAAGTAAATATTCCACATATTATGAACAAGGCTCCCAGAAAAGTCCAGACTATAACTTCTTGATTACTCACAAGGATACCCATAAGTTTGTTGCAGATAGTTAATAAATAGGCCATATAATATTAATGAACAATATAAAATAGCCAGCCCATAGTCCTGTAAAATTCCTAACTCATTATCGGCCATAGTACACCATGATTTTGTATAGGGCTATTACTGAAAGTGATAGTAGTATTAGGGAAATTGTTATTGCTGTTGTTTGATCTTTTATTAAAACTGGAAACAAGGGTCTATTAACAACAGAGTAACTCAATAGATTCATGTTACATAATCTCTCTTTGAGCACTAATAAAATATTGATTACTCTCTGTCTTAAGAAAGGTAATATACTTTTCAAAAACCGATTTAGTCACTTCAATAAATTGTTGTTCACCCTTGCAAACTTTGTCAAGAAAAGAACCTTTGTTGTCACTAATACTATATTTGGGAAATGGGTCAAATAATTTCTTACCATTATTTCCCCTTACATAATATTTGTATTGAGCAGGATTAGAGTTTTTCATATCTCTGCTTAATCCACTCTTAATAACCTTGGCGAAAACTTTGTCACCATCTTTGTTTACTCTGTAGAACTCATCATCATCTGTGAATTCTTGATATTGAAATGTGGTATAGTATTTACTGTCCACATTAGTATTCTTAACAATAAAATCTTGAGATGTTATTTTCATAATTTTCGCTGACTGTTACCATAAAAACCAAATCCAATAGTTTAGGCGAGACTACTGGACCACTATTTATAATAAGTGCAAATCTACTTGAAACAATATTGTGCTTTTTCGCTGACTGTTACCATAAAAACCAAACCGAATATATTAGCTGGGACTATTACTTTTATATTCTAATTTTGGTATATGATTGTCTCCACCATCTGTTACTGTAACAATATCAATAATCAATACGGCCTCTGACAAATCCTGACTACTTTGTTGATATTTAGTCACTAACTTCTGAATGCTTTTGCATATATATTCACATTCAATATTCTTATTAAGAGCAATAGCAAACTTCATAATATCTCGCTGACTGTTTCTATAATTTTCAAATCCAAAAGTTTAGGTGTGACTAAGGGACCTAGAAAAAGTTCTGACTATAATAATCTCACTGACTGTTATCATAAAAATCAACCCTAAAAGATAGCCTGAGACAAATCAGACTATCATAATCGGTTTATAAAAAGCAACAAGCGGGACTCGAACCCGCGACAGCCAGATTGGAAATCTAGTACTCTACCAACTGAGTTATTGTTGCTTGAAGATTTATATCATCTCCATGATCGTACTCTATACCATCGTCCATTATTATCCTGAGCAGAAGCATCGCCGGTTAGTCTCATGTTATTACCTGGAGTACAAGTATTACAATTAGGACTACCACCAACACCTACTCCTTCAAAATTACCAATACATCCCCACACATGACCACTGATTCTATTTGCTGCCATATAATTAGCCTCTGCTTGACAACGATCCTGATCGCTACTAGAGTTTCCTATGCTACTAGTATAAGAGTAGGTTTTATTAGGCTGACTATAAGTATAGTTTCGATTTGGTCGAGCATAAACCATAGAGCTAATTCCGGCAATAATAAGAGTCATAATAAAAGTTTTCATAATTTTCCTCCTTGAAAAAGTAAAGCAAAAACCCCTGAGAGTGTGCATCATATCAATTAAGATAGAGAGGCATCAGGGGTATGCTTTATGTCCTAATAATTAATTCACTCGCAGCAACTAACGGTAGTTGAGCGATTAACCAGGCGACGCCTTAGTGGTTGATACTTAACAACTTCCTTAGTTGTATTAGTACTCTTACAACCACAATCACAATTTGTTGCTACAGTTTGTGTGCAACACTTACGAGGAGCAGCAACTACTGCTACGGCACGAACAGGAGCAGCAACAACAACTCCTACAGCACGAACAGGGGCTACTACAATTTCCTTAGTAATATTAACTACCTTACGAACTGGTCGAAGTGGTGCTGAACAAAGTCCGTTAGCACATTCTCCAGCGAAAGTAAAACTAGTGAAACCTATAACAAACATAAATGCTAGAATAATATTCTTCATATAAATCTCCTAAGTAAAAAAAATAAAATGCCAAATCCGTTTGACAGTACTGTTGTCCATGGTATAGTAGTCAAAATGAATTACTTGTCAACTTCTGGTTCGCTATGCACCCCGTTTTCAAGTTCTTTTGCTATGACCTTGTATAAGATATCATTTGAGTCAAACGTATCTAACTTATTGTAATGTTGTTCCATACAACGATTTGCCTCTTCACTATAATCACCCTTTAATTCAAAAACCTCATAGCTAGGATAATATAGTATGTTACAGGATATTGTGAGAGTCAAAACGCTTTCAGTTAACATATATAGTTATCTAGTAGATATTCCATTAGATATTCCACTAACAAGACCAAAACAGATACTGGTACAAATACAGAAAAATAGAATAAATCACCCCATCCTGTTAGAGTTCGGGACACAACAACTATCATACCACACGCCTGACTGAACGCAAGTGGTTGGTAATAAAACACTTACGACAACTGATTAGCCTACATACACAAAAAAATCTTCCCTTGACATCAAGCCTGTTTGGCTATATATATTATGCAGTGGGTAAGTTAATATATAATACACTATTAACCAATAACATACCACCACGACTCTTGACTTTCTGTTTCATTGGCCTATAATATCAACATAACCCAAACACAGAGGACTCTATGGACGAATTAGTTGTAAATACTATAGGTAAATTATATCTAGAAATTGTTAGACTTCAAAATATAGCAGATAAACAACAGATTAGAATAAGTGAATTAGAGAATCAAGTTAATTCAACAGTAGCTCCTGTTACAAAATCAAAGAATAATTAACTAAAAATATCATCCAGCAAACTATCATCAATAATTACATCATAGTCTTTTTGTTTGGCTATTGGTTGTATTTTTTTAGGAATAGTATATTGTTGTGGAAAAAATATATCACAAATTATACAAACTATTCCTGTAACAAATACTATACCAATCACTATAGCAAGAGTAACAGATACATTATATTCGTCCATAATTATTCAAACTCCTTCAATCGCCCATTTTTATAAGTCCATTCTGCACAATACTTCTAAGTGACCACAGATTTTCGCTGACTACAACCATATTGTTATAGATTATTATCACTAGGATAAATCTTAGCAATACTACCATTGCCATATTCAATCATGAAACCTTTTCTCTCTAGACCTTTCATAATCTGATTAATATTTTTCATACTTTTCTTCCCCCATAGTTATACAGAATATAAGCTGCAAAAATATAGCACACATAAAATAGGATCAGCAGAACAGTAATCATTCAATCTCCTTTACTGTTACAATATTCTCAGGACCAAAGTCACCAAAGAACTCAGGATCATTATATATTTTATCATTAAGATAATCTACAATTTTAGTTTTACTATAATAATCCCCAGTAGTAGTACTATCATTCAGAATATCAATATTATCATCAATAACCAGAGCAATACACACAGTAACCAGTCTCATACAATATCCTCCAACAGATCAGGATAATAATCAACTATTTGATTTGTTAACTGATCATTACTTAAACCACTTTTACCATCCTTCAACATATCATAAGTAAAAGTATAAAGAGTATCATATTCCATATCATCCAAGATTCTGGAAACATAACTGTCCATAATAACATCTCGATTTTCATCAGTAACTTTTATCATTTTACTCTACATAATAAGCCTCTCTTTCTCGCTGACTAACAGCAACGGCAGCAAATCCGGTGGATTACATAGGACAAAAGAATAGAAATAAGATATAGACTCACCAAGACTGTACTAAAAATATCAAAAATCATTTTCATATCCTAAGTCCTTACAGACACAGCACTTACATCTATTGTATCGTCATCCTGGCATCTCGTCTATAGGGTGGTTGTGAGATACTTTCGCTAAGTCTAGTAGCCACAAGAGTTTGCGACAAAGTTTCGCGGCCCGGTTTGTCGTAAAGTCTTACGCACCAAGGGTTTAGGATCGGGCAGCAAAAGCCGCCGCAGGTTATTCCCTCGTTCCCTGCGACGGCCCTTGCCTACCCACCACCACGAAGGTATTAGATAGCGTTAGCAAACTCCAACGCTTTATTCAGAGCCTTGATATTATCGTTACCATTAGCACCAAACCACAGCGAATCGAGGCGATTATCCTCAGTGCGACCCTTGGCATAGTTGAGGTATTCATTGAAACCATTATATGCAGCCCACCAAGTACCACGAACATTCGTGGCCGATTGCTTCGGGCCTTCGATACGAGCCAGAATATCATCCATGATATTACGGGTACGGGTTTTGATATCACCATCAATCGTACCTTCAATACCGATCATCGTCTTTACATAACGACGAACATCATTCTGGTTGAAATCCTTACTAGCAAGAAATCGGAACTGTTCGGCAGTAGCCTCAAACTGGACGTTGATATTATCCATGATATCACGAACATTTTCGAGATTCGTCTTACTGGAACGAGTATGACGAATACGAATCAGTTTACTATCCGAATGGCCGTGAGCCATAGCAAGCGTGTTGACACAAACCACTCGAATGGGGGTATAGCCCACGCGAATAGCGGTTGTGCCGTCATGACTATTGCTCAACAGAATAAACTTGCAAACTTCGTCACCCTTGACGATCTCGCTATTGTCACGGTTCAGTTGGGCAAGCACCCAAACCTTTTGACCGCTATGCAGCGAACCGGCAGTGTGCAGATTGCACTCGCCAGCGTCGAGGAACGGCTGGAACCAATCGAAAGCATCACGATTCTGGAGCGGTGTATAACGCGGCCCAACAACTCCAAGGATGCTACCGTCAGTCTTGCGGTATGTAGCACGATGAGAAACCGGAACACCGTCAACGGTCTGCAAATCTTTCAGACCAACTTCCCAATCCAGACCGGCACTGGTAATCGCATCTTCGACGCCAATATTTGCATCGACCTGATTGCCAAGATCGTGCCAAGGCGTAGCACCAACAAACATCATATTTTCAACAACAGCAGGCATCGTAATCTCCTTAGTGGTAGGTTTCAACTCTTATACGCTCATTCTACACTAGTTATCGGCGTTGTCAAGGGGCAAACTTGCGGAAAAATCTATTCGTCGTAAGTTGTTGCTGCTACAGAGTTTACGTCAAACTCGGGCCCACAGGCTCGCCGTAAAGTCTTGTGGGCTATAGATTTAGGAGAGGCATGCCCAAATCACGTTCACAAAGTTTAGATCCCTGAGCATCAGCAGAATATCCGCACTCTTCTGGCAGATAACAATATACCCCAATACATCTAGCACGATCATATTCATCTTTAATGATACGAGTAATATGATTTATCGTGGTTCCAGAGCAAATAAGATCATCAACAACCACATAACGCAAAGGAGCAACCCCCTCAGTTCTAAACTCGCTGTATCGTTTTTCATTTTTTCTTATGATTAAAATGTTCTTATTTAGCAACTCAGCAATCTGTGGAACAACCATCAAACCACTTACTCCACAGCAAGCGATGCTATCAAACTCATTTTTGATTTTACGCAGATCGCATACTGCTTTTATAATAATCTTATTTCGGATCTTATGATTCAATACATGACAAGTGTGGCTAGCACCTTGAATGATTCCGCCATCGCTATTGCGGATTTCTTCGATTTGCATTTCGTTTAACGATTTCATAAATACGGATGGTACGATTCGAACGTACTAGAAGAGAGAAAGGATAATCCTTATAATAGATACTTGTCCCACCAAGTAGCATCCGTCAGGAGAGAGTTATTCGTCAACTAGTTCTTTGGTCAGGCTATGGTAATCGTATTCCCAAGATGATGGAAGTTCTTCTAGTTCTTCCTCTTCATCTTCAAAGATCATATCATCCTCATAAAGATCATCAATATTTTGGTAATCTAGATAATCACGATCATCATAATATAGCATAGTCTCTTCTCCTTACCATCATTCTACACCAAAAAAACTAACTTGTCAAGTGGGGCCTGTGGGACTCGAACCCACGACCAAAGGTTTAAAAGACCCTTGCTCTACCAACTGAGCTAAAGCCCCAACTTAGCCGTATTATAACGGCATTTTTTCAGTTGTCAACCCCTACATTTTCGTAAGAGAAGGACTCTATTGGATACCCAGTTTTTTGAGATAGCACATCGAACATATCATTCAAATCAATATCTTCTGGCATACTCAACCGGCACTCTGTCATAATCTTTTCAGAACCAATAGCAGTTTCACTAAACATATTATAGAAACGAATGGTTTTCATACTCTCTCCTTTGGTGGGATTCTACTCTAGAGTTATCGACTTGTCAAGAGGTCAAACTATAGTTTTTCTCGCTGACTATCTTCCACAATCGCAAATCCGTAGGATTAGGTAATCCAGTGGGTGTTTTTGTTTGGGCAGAACACCAAAAACTGCTCAGACCGTCAGCCTCCGTTTTGGTATTGTACTCTAGTTATCGGTACTTGTCAATAGGATTCTTTAACTTGGTCTAAGTGCTTATAGATAAAGAGTTTACGTCAAGCCTCTATGCCCAGCCTAGTCGTAAAGTCTTATGAGACAAGGCTTTATGGTGGATGCTGGATTCGAACCAGCGAAGGCATTGCCAGCAGATTTACAGTCTGCCCCCGTTGGCCGCTTGGGTAATCCACCTAAACGGAATGTGAAAGAGTCGAACTTTCACCGGTTTTATCCGGCCAGCTTTAGCAAAGCTGTGCAGCGAGCCGATATCTGCCTACATTCCATTATATTATTCTACACTATCTATATTTTTTGTCAATACGGTTCGAATTTGGTGTATATTATTCCGGAGGTTCGAATTATGAAAATAAAAAATCAAATTCTAAAACTTAGAGATTTAGGTTATTCCTATAGGCAAATAGAACAAAAATTAAATTGCTCTAAAGGAACCATTGCTTATCATTGTGGAGAAGGACAAAAGGATAAAACTACAAACAGAAGAATAGTCAATAGGTCTAAAAAGCATCCATTAGTTAGAAAAATAGAGTATTTTAATAATAAATACAATAAACCATTATTGAAATCATCTAAAGAAATTAAAACTCTCAATAGAATATTAAGACTAAAAATAGAATCGTTTTCTATAATAGAAAAAGGAGTATATAATAATATGTCTTTTACAGTACAAGAATTCTTAGATAAGGTTGGAGATCATCCTATTTGCTCTTTAACCGGCAGATCTATAGATTTAATGAAACCAGCAAGTTATCAATTAGATCATATAATTCCAAGATCTAAAGGAGGATTAAGTAATATAGATAACTGTCAATTACTTTGTAAAGCAGCTAATCAAGCTAAACATGATTTATCTCTGGAAGAATTTATACAACTTTGCAAGGAAGTAGTAGATTATCATAAACTCCGAGAACAAGATTCGAACTTGTAACCTAGCGGTTAACAGCCGCTTGCACTACCGTTGTGCTATCTCGGAATAGTTCCGGGACTACGACTTGAACGTAGAAACGCAGATCCAAAGTCTGCTGTGATACCATTTCACCATCCCGGAATAAGCCCACAGAGAGAATCGAACTCCCATCAGATGATTACAAATCAACTGTAATACCACTATACTATGCGGGCGACAGCCTATTATACTCAATAATCATGATCCTCGCAAGCCCTACGCTTTTGGGCCGAACGAGTACGCTGACGCTTGGGACGATTATCGAACACGGTAAACTTGTGTTCCTGATGCCCCTGACGCATCTCCCAAGGCATAACTTTCTTGATTTTG